CGACTGCGCGATGCCGGGCTAATCACCCTGGAATTACGAACTATAGAGGCGCTAAATGGCTTGAAATGCGCCAATGTTTTATTTGTAGGCGTGGTTCCCTGCGCCATTGCTGCCATCACAAACACTATCCCCACCGATGGAGTTGATGTTGCAACCCCTGTTACGCCAGAACGTAATAGCTCCTCCCAAAGCGCCCACACTGTTACGTCAAAACGGAATACCCTCCAACGGCGAAACGGAACAGGGGGTACGCCCAATGTTGATACAAATACAGAGATTACTTCAGAGATTACTACAGAGAATAAAACACTCAGTGCATCCGCTGACGCTCCTGCACAAAAGCGCTCTTCCAGGGATGAATATTCACCTGAATTCGAAGCAGCCTGGCAGGCATACCCCAAACGCGCAGGCGGTAACCCGAAAGCCGGGGCCTGGAAACACTGGAAGGCCCGGCTGAAAGAGGGGGTTAAACCTGAGGCCATGCTGGATGGCGTTAAGCGCTATGCGGCATTCGTACAGGCTACGGGTAATGCTGGTTCCCAATACGTCAAACAGGCCGCCACGTTCTTCGGGTCAGATCGCCATTTCGAGGAATCCTGGCAAGTGCCCACCAGCCAGCCGGGCGGCCGAGGAGGTGGTTTGCCGCTGGCAGGCTTCAGTAATCAGGACTATGGCCAGTCGAGCTGCGACTGGTAAGCGGGAGAGTGACGATGTTGAATTTGAACCAGATGGTTAAAAAAAACGAGCTTAAATCCCGTCAGGAGCAGCTCACAGAGGAACTGGCATTCGCTGCGGATGGCGTGAAGCCATTCCATTACGTGCGCTGGCAGGAGAGCGGAGAGGCCGCCAGCTGCGATACACATGGCAAATACTCGCGACGTCTTTTGACCGGCCCTGAGTTTCGCGGCATACCGGGCGCTAAACGCTCAGGCTGCCCGGAATGTATCCGCCAAGAACTGGCAGAAACTGAATCCAGCTTGCGCAGTCTGCAGGTGGCGGGGCTGCTTAACGACGCAGGTATCGCCCGTCGCTTTGAAAGCAGCGAATTCGAAAACTACCAGCCAGTAAATCCGGATGCCGCTAAAAACCTGTCTGCCTGCCAGCGCTACGCCGAAAACTGGCCGAGTGTTTTCGCGGCCGGCACAGGTCTGGTGATGACAGGAAGCTGCGGCACCGGGAAAAATCATCTTGCGGTGTCGATGGCAAAAACGATTATCCTTAACCATCTGGCCCGGGTCGAAATCACTGATGTTATGCGCCTTACCCGCGCCGTAAAAAGCACCTGGCGCAGCGACTCCAGCCATACCGGGGAAGAGGTGATAGGGCATTACGCATCGCTTGACCTGCTGATTATCGACGAGGTTGGGGTTCAGTTTGGTAGCCAGTCAGAGGCGGTGATCCTGCAGGAAATCATTAACGCCCGATACGAAAGCGTGCTGCCGACAATCCTCATCAGCAATCTGACATTCGACCAGCTGAGTGACGCGATAGGTGAACGAGCCGTTGATCGCATTACCAATGGTGGGCGTAACCGCCTGGCGTTCAACTGGGAGAGCTATCGCAGCAACACAGGGAGCAAGGCAGAATGAGTGATGTCTGGCGCAACGAAGAACTCGAAGGGGCGGTAATTGGCGCAATGTTTTTACGCGGTGCCGATCCTGAGGTGCTGGAAATTATTTCGCGCCTGCCGGATGGCGCATTTTCTGTCCGGCAGTACAGGGAGATTTATGCCGGTATCTGCCGACAGGCCAGAAACAGTGGCGTTATTGATCCGGTAATTTTGTGCGAGGCGATGCCAGAGCATGAACCGGCGATTCTTGGAGCGGGCCGGATTGCCTGGGCTAAATCGGCGCTGGTTTCCTACGTGTCAGCCCTTGAGCGGAATGCTGCTGTACGTGATGCAGAGGCAACGCTCAGCGCCGCGCTGGAAGGGATTCGCAATGCGAACAATGGCGAGGCCGCAATGGCGGCGCTTGACGTTGCTAAAGCGACAATGGCGAACATCGACGCCGGAAGCCGGGCGGTTCAGGCCGTGCACATGTCCGATCTGCTGGAAGATATCACCACCAAAATCGAAGCGGGCAATCAGGGGAAAGAAACCGGACGCAGCCTGTTAACGGGTATTGATGAACTGGACGCAAAAACCGGCGGCATTGACCTCACCGACCTGGTGTTTATCGCAGCCCGGCCATCAATGGGCAAAACCGAGCTGGCGCTGGATATCATCGAAAAGGTAACGGGGCAGGGTCATGGTGTCCTGCTTTTCAGCATGGAGATGGCGAGCATTCAGATTGCCGAACGTATGGTATCTGCGGCGGGCGGGATGCCTGTATCGAAACTGAAAGCACCTGAGCGTTTCAACGATGAGGAATGGGGGCGTCTCTTCGGTGGCATGGAACGGCTCGCTAACCGTGATATCTGGATTGTGGATGCCACGAACCTCACCATTGAGCAGATTTGCCAGACAGCAACCCGGTATCAACTGGCCCACCCTGAGATAGCGCTGGTGGTGGTTGATTACCTGGGCCTTATCAAAATCAACAGCGCTAACCGCCATGACCTTGCTGTGGGTGAAATATCTAAAGGGCTTAAGGGACTGGCCAAGGCAAATAAAACCCCGGTAATTGCGCTCAGCCAGCTTTCGCGTGGTGTGGAGTCCAGACCAGACAAACGCCCGATGAACTCAGACATGAAAAACTCCGGCGAAATCGAAGCCGACGCCGACATCATTCTGATGCTGTACAGGGACGAGGTGTATAACCCTGAATCCCCGGCGTGCGGCATTGCTGAAATCAATGTAACGAAACAGCGTAACGGCGAGCCGGGAACTATCTACCGCCGATTTTATAACGGGCATTTTTTGCCAGTCGACCAGGACCAGGCCCGGATGCTTTCCGCTCCGCAGCCAAAAGAACAATTACGCCGGTATGCGAGCCGCCAGGGGAAAATATGAAACTCGAAGCACCCCTGAAGCACTTTAGCCCACAGGGGCTGGTAATTGCCATCGGAGCGGGGGATAAAGACAATGCGTGATATTCAACTGGTGCTGGAGCGCTGGGGAGCGTGGGCGGCAAGTGAGGGCGGGAATATCTATTATGCCCCGGTTGCCGCAGGGTTCAGCGGCCTGATTCCTGGCTCCCGTAAATCCCGCGCTGCCTGCTGCGACGATGATGGTCTGGTTATCAGCTCTGCGATGAGCGTGCTGAAAAAGAAAGATGCTTACCTGTGTATGCTGCTGGAGTGGTACTACGTGAACAGAATGACGTTGCGTGGTATAGGCAGCAAGCTGGGGATATCGCTCAATCAGGTGGTTATCCGGTTGCAAAAAGCGGAGGGTTTTATTGAGGGTTGTCTGGCAGCGCTTAGCGTCACCCTCGAAATGGACTGGAGCCATCAGTAATTAAATTCAATGGAGAGAAAAATGTACTGGATTGAACTGATTTTGGGTCTGCTGCCTCTCGTCGTTTTTGCAGGGCTTATCTGGCTGGTGGTGGACAGGTTCAAATACTGAGGGTTGACCTCAACGGATATCCGGGGCTATAGTCGCCGGGCTACCACATTGCTGGTGGTCGGGTTTCGCAGCCCGGATATCAAAGTGACGCATAACCGCGTTTGCGGTTTTTTTATGCGTAAAGCACGGCTACACCTCAATTATGGTGGGCTGTGCGGGGGCGGAGAAATCCGCGCCGGCTTTCACTTTGACCGGTACTGCGAACCCTGCACAGTTCACCACCTCAAGTTTCGCAGCGAAGGGTGGTGATTAATATCTCAAAGTGAGGTTAATTATGACCCATCAAATTTCCCATTTTTACTTTCAGCATTCTTCATTTGTTCGTGTACAGGTGACCGATGGCGAGCCATGGTTCTGCCTTAAGGATGCGTGCGAGATTCTCGGCATTTCCAATTCCCGAGATCTGATGATAAAACAACTGGATAAGGCTGGGGTAGATAAAATCTACATCACCGATTCTCTCGTCAGGCAGCAGCTCACGACCTTCATCAACGAGCCCAACCTCTACCGCGTCATTTTCCGCAGTAACAAACCCGAAGCCAGACAATTTCAGGACTGGGTGTTCAATGACGTCCTGCCCACCATCCGCAAAACTGGCCGCTACGAACATCCTGTATGCGAACTGGCTCGTACCATATCCTAACCACTGACCCCGAACGACATGCACAACCTTAATCACCTGGTGAGTCTCATGAGCATGCAGTTTCATCGACAAACAACATGGAGCCGCGGCGTATGGTATGCCCTGCGTAAGGCAACTGGCGTTGCTTCCCCGGCTCAGTTTACTGTGAGCGATTTACCTGCGGTAGCCGAAGAATGCCGCCGTCTGATTCAGGTCACCAGTGCTACCAATGACATGCTTGTGCGCATAGAAAAAGAAGCGCTGCGCCGTATTGTTCGTAATGGTGAAGACTGTGCGTGCGTACTGGCTCAGTTGCAGCAGGAGGCTGGCCGTATTGACCTGGAGCCTGGCATCCAGACGCTGGCGCGGTTTGAGCGACTGGCGATAGAGAGGATGGAGCGCCGACAGGTAAGTTGATAAAAAATAGTTGTGTTATAACAAAACTACTCTTACTCTGGTAAGAGTGGTCACATCGGCACACAGCTTAACAATCGAAACCGAAACCCTGCCAGCAATGGTGGGGTTTTGCTGTTCCCGGGCACCGGGTTACAGCCAGTTAACCCCCCAGGCACCAGAGTGCAGCGGTAATGAGGAGAGCCAGAATAACAACCACTGCAATCACGTTACGTATCCGGTCTCTCCTGCGCGCTCTTTCGAATGGATTTCGGGAATCACAGTAACAGCACTGCGTGGCATCCGGGCAAATCAACTCTCCGCAGTCCGGGCAGGGTTTTAGCAGTGATGACATTGTATCTGTTTCCTTATAGCTAATCGGATCTGTTGCTAAAGGGTATACGGCTGCTGATTCACCAGCGGCGAAAATAGTCACTCAGGCACAGAGTACAGCCTCAACCCGTTTAACTTTCATCTATACGAAACTGGCTAATATTAACCCATTGCGGATATGAATGAGTTTAACTATGGGGAACTGGCTTATTGCATTTTTGTTGTGCTGCTGCCTCGTCGGGCTGGAGTGCTGTATTATTCAATATTTACCAAAATCACTGCGCAACCTGATAACAGATACCACGTAAATGAGCTTTTTTAGCGCTTCCCGACTGGATTAACAGTCTTACAATAAAAGAAAATATATATTCATTCGCATGCGCACTGGGTGTTAGCTGATATCGCACTATCATCCCTGCCGACCGCATTATTCAGTACTCAGCCGAATGCATTGTTGAACCTGTATTTATTTACGTGCCGTGTGGCAAATACCAGAATTGCATTCATAATCTAAATTGCCCTGTCCGGTCATGCGTCGGGGCGCACTCCCTGTGTATCAATTTGTCGATTTATGCCCGCGGTAAACTCCGGCGGGCTTTTTTTTGATACTGAACACGGATTTAAATTTTTGGTGTTGTGACTATGTCACTATGAAGTGTATGGTTGTTTTGTTGCAGTGAATCCCCCTGAGCGGCGGGGCGAAATGGTTACCCTCGAGTGTTCGAAAGTTTTGCGCGAGTCCGGTCTGACCAGCCCAGGACTCACCGGGAGGCACCTGGCACTGCGGCAATATTTCCCAACGATTGACTTGTCATAATTCAGGGGCCCACTTCGTTGGGCCTTTTGTGCATCAGGGAGGCCAACCGCACGGGGACTCAAACCGCCACACTTCATCTCACACGGTGTTGCCACGTCGTATTCGTAAGTGCTAATGGATACAACAATCATTTCTGGCCCTGGCTAACTGCCGGGGCTTTTTTCTTCCCCTCAAACACACAGCACCCGCCCGGCGAGGTGAGAGACTATGAAAATGCCCCATAACCCCACTCACTGGCCTGACTGGCTGGAATTACTCCAGAGCTGGTGGCGCGGAGAAACGCCCTTTGGTGCCGTGCTGATGGCGTTCATTATGGCCGTCCTTCGAATTGCCTATACCGGTGGTGGCTGGAAAAAAATGCTCCTTGAAGGATTACTTTGCGGCGCACTGACCCTGACAGTGGCCTCGGGTCTGGAATATATGGAATGGCCCAAATCTGTTTCTGTCGCTATCGGCGGTGGTATCGGTTTCATCGGTGTGGAGCAGTTCAGAAAGTTTGTGCTGAACGTGATTAACACCCGTTTCGGAGGTGGCAATGCAGCAAAATAGCCCTCGCGGTATCCGCAACAACAACCCGGGTAACATTCGCTGGGGTGATGACTGGAAAGGTCTGGCACCAGCGGCGCAGCGTACGGATAAATCATTCTGCCAGTTCACCTCACCGGAATATGGCATCCGCGCAATGGTGATTATCCTGCATAACTATCAGCATAAGCATGGCCTGAACACGGTTTCCGGCATTATCAACCGCTGGGCACCGCCTGTTGAGAACGACACGCAGGCCTATATCAGCAGCGTGGCGCAGGCTACAGGTGTATCAGCAGACCAGCGAATTGATGTCACAGACAGTCGAATCATGTTCCCGTTACTGGAAGCCATCATTAAGCATGAGAACGGCCAGCAGCCTTACAGCTTTGATGTATTCATTCGCGCTGTCGAGCTGGCGGGGTAATCTGCTGAAAAATGCGAGCACGTCTCGCGGACGCACAGGATTAAAGTCTGCAGAATCTAAAACCACTGATGATAAATAGCAAAAAAACCGGCTGCGGCAAACAGGCGGGGTTTTCTGTTTCTGCACCCTGATGAGGCAAGGGAGAACATGTGAAGTGTTTAGGGAGGCTTATTCCCTGTGGGAAAGTATAAAAGAATTCTACTGAGGTTGACAATGAAAAACGGCCTTGAACTTGAAGCCCCCGTTACAAGGGAGATAGGTATTGCCACCGCATGGGTTATCAAAGCGGCGGCATTATGCCTGGTTCTTTATGGTATTGCCCAACTTATTAACGCCATCCGATGGTGGTGAAATGTTAAATCGAACCAAAATCCTGCTGCTGGTATTTGTCGTGTGCCTGGTGGGGGGGCTTATGTTGTCAGCCTGCCATTACCATAGCAAATTTCTGGAAGCGCAAAAACGGGCTGATGATGCCCTGAAGGACGTCGACGGCCAGCGGCAGGTGATAGCTACCCAGGCTTTCAACATCAACCGCTTTAACCAGATAGCGGAGTACGCCAGCCGCAACAATTCACTGACTGAGGCCGGTGCTGAAAAAACGGTCATCGAATACCGGGAGATTTTACACCGTGAAAAAAACTGTGATTTGCCTGTGCCTGCTCATATCGCTCGCGGGCTGCTCGACTACACGAACGGTTTACGTGCCGGCGCAATGCACGCCGATACCCGCTGCGCTGACGCAGCCAGTATTACCCCCGTTACCGCCGGCAACCTGACATATTGCCAGGCAGTGCTGTGGATCAAACCATTGCTGGCCACTATCGACAAGGCCAATAACCAGCTTGCCGGTATACGGGAGATTGAGAAAACCAGAGCCACGCAGTAGCGGCGCTTTTTTATTGGGCGTTCGCCATTTCATGAGCAAAACATTCATCTGCATCGCCAGCGGGCCATCGTTGTCACCGGATGATTGCACTTTAGCGGAGCAATCAGGCTTTCCGGTTATTGCCGTGAATAACTCATGGCGCGCAGCCCCTTTCTGCTCGTTTATCTATGCGGCAGATTGTTGCTGGTGGGAGGAATACGGGAAAGATATTCCGGTACCGGCAGCCCGGTATTGCGGTGATGAGTTTACGGCCAGGCGATTTAGCATTAACTGCCTGCAGTCTGCCTTGCCCGGTTCGTTCAATTCCGGCCAGCGGGCGATAGAGCTTGCGATAAAACTCGGCGCTGAGCGCGTGTTGCTACTCGGTTATGACTGTTCAATTCGCGGTGGCCTGCACTGGCATGGCAGACACGGTAACCTGGCTAATCCTGATACTTTCAGTGTGGCCCGCTGGCATGATGAGTTCGCGCAGCTGCGCCAGCACTATTCCTCTGTTGATATTCTTAATTGCTCCCGCCGTACCCGGCTGAAATGTTTCCCTGTGATGTCGTTAGAAGCGGCACTCTCGCTTTAAAAGGTTCCCTCAATGGCAAAATCTAAAGTCTGCATCCGTGGGATGTACGGGCTGGGTGACTCTGTTTACCAGCGCGCTTTTGTGCGTCAGATGCCCGGCGCTTATCTCCGAACGCCCTGGCCCGAGCTGTATTCGGATCTGGATGTGAATTTTGTCCGCTCAAATATGTCACTGCGTACACAGCGTAAGAACGAAGAGAAAACCAGTGTTGTGTTTGTGCGGGAGCCAGCGCGGCCGTCGGAAGTTCTGAGCATCTTCTACGGTCCTGAGGAGCTTAAACGTGGCTCTGTCATCGATGCGATGACCTGGCAGTTTGGCAGGCTGGCAACGATCTTTGACCTGCCAACGTTTGGTGAATCACCGGTAAAAGCCGATAAGCCGATCGCAGTGATACGCCCTGCAACGGTTCGTAAGGAATGGGCCAACCCCGCCCGCAACCCTGACCCTAAGTACATCGCTGCTGCTGCGCGAGAGCTGAGTAAACATTTCTACGTTGTAAGCCTGGCCGATCTGGAAGCCGGGGAAGAATGGCTGGTGGGCGAAACGCCTGAAGCAGACCTGTACCTGCACGCTGGCGAACTCTCATTAACTCAAATGCTGGCGCTGGTGCAGCATGCTGCGGTGGTTGTCTCGGGTGTCGGCTGGGCGCTGCCGGCGGCCATCTGCTACAAAACACCGGTATTCATCATCCAGGGTGGATGCGGTGCCCACAATGCCCCGCACATCGTTACCGATCCCGGTATGGATTTAACCCGTGTGGGATGGGCACAACCGGACGAATACTGCATGTGCGCCAGCATGGTTCACGACTGCAGCAAGCATATTTCCGGGTTTAACAAAAAATTCAAAGGCTGGCTAAATGAAATCGTTCAATGATGAATTAGCGGCTGGCCTGGTCTGGCTGCCCGAGTTAGGCATGGGCCGTTATCCGGTGCCAGCATCACGACCGTACAACCCTGATTACTTCGCACGCTATCAGGCGATGGCCGATACGCCGATGGGCGTACAACTTACCGCCGCACGTATTCAGCTTGTTGCGCGTCACTATCAGGGGCCGGTGCTCGATGTCGGGATCGGCTCAGGGCAGTTCGTAAGCAGCTACCCCGGCGCGCTGGGGTTCGATGTTAATCCCGCGGGTGTGGCCTGGCTGCATGAACGCAACGCCTTTGCCGATCTGTATGCGAATCGCTGGCGGGCGCTCACGATGTGGGATGTGCTGGAGCATATCGACGATCCGGCTCGTGCAGTAGAGCAGGCCACGGAGTTTGTTTTCGTCTCCCTTCCCATCTTTGAAGGCGCTGAGCATATTCTTGCGTCACGCCACTACCGCAAAGACGAGCATATCTGGTACTGGACGCACGACGGGATTGTACGGTGGTTCGCGGAACAAGGGTTCCGGATGGTGGAGCACAATCGCTGCGAGAGCATGCTGGGCCGGGACGGTATCGGCAGCTATGCATTCAGGAGGACGTAGCCATGCCACCCAGAACGCCTAAAGCCTGCTGCAAACGAGGCTGCAAAAACACCACCATCGACCGCAGCGGCTTTTGTGACGAGCACAAAGGAGACGGCTGGAAGCATTACAAGCCCGGTCAGACACGACACCAGCGCGGTTACGGTACCTGGTGGGACAAGGCACGGCTTCGCATTCTGAAAAGAGATAAGGGGTTGTGCCAGAACTGCTTACGCCGCGGGGCGATAACAGAGGCGGCCGCCGTTGACCACATCGTCGCTAAAGCGAACGGTGGCAGCGACAGCGACGACAACCTCGAAAGCCTGTGCATCCCCTGTCACCGCGTGAAGACGGCGCGAGAGAGGCTGTCAGGCAGGCGGGGGGGAGGGTAAATCTCTGGCGCCTTTGCCCTTCCGGACTGCCCGCCCCGTTGAATTTTTACACGCTAAAAATAAGAAACTTTTTTCCGGAAGGTTTCGCCTATTGAACTGGAGGTTTTAATGGGTGGTGTTGTTCGATCTTCCGGTGCTGGCCGCAAGCGAAATTTATCCACAGGGCAAACCAGCAAACTGACCAGAATTGCGCCTCCCCCTGAGTTGATGGGGGATGTTGCGATCCGGCTATGGAAAACACAGAGCAAAATTTTAATTGAGCGGGGTGTGTTCGGGGTCGAGGATGCGCCGCTCCTTCTCGCGTACTGCAATGCGTTTCATCTGATGATTGAAGCCGAAAAAGTTATCGCAAAGGAGGGGCTGACCGTCTCCGGTGAGATGGGTGGGGAGAAGAAACACCCCGCTATTAACGTCAGAAATGACGCTGTTTCTCAGGTTGCCCGCCTGGGTTCGCTTCTCGGACTTGACCCACTGAGCCGACTACGCATGACCAGCGGTAAGAATGACCCGGACGATGCAGGGAATGAATTCGATGAGTTTGATTGATGGCTACATATCCGAACGTCAATGCGGCGAACCAGTATGCGCGGGACGTCGTGAACGGGAAGATTCTGGCATGTCGGTTAACCATTCTTTCCTGTCAGCGTCACCTGGATGATCTCGAACGCGCGAAGGATCCGAACTGGCCCTATCGTTTCGATAAGAATAAGGCTGAACGTTTTTTACGTTTTTCTCAGAAGATGCCCCACACCTCCGGGGAGTGGGCGCGACGGAAGCTCAGGATAGCGTTTGAGCCCTGGCAAAAATTCTCCCTGGGCGTTCCGTTTGGCTGGGTACGCAAAGACACCGGTTTTCGCCGCTTTACTGAAATTTACATCGAAGTACCGCGTAAAAACGGTAAATCCGCGATAGCGGCGGCGATCGGCAATTATATGTTTTGCGCCGATGGCGAGTATGCCGCGGAAGTCTACTGCGGCGCCACGACGGAGAAGCAGGCGTGGAAGGTGTTTGCGCCGGCGCTGGCGATGGTGAAAAAGCTTCCGTCTTTGCGACAGAAGTTCAGTATTAAGCCCTGGGCTAAACGGATGACCCGCCCGGATGGTTCCGTATTTGCACCTGTCATCGGTGACCCGGGGGATGGTGACTCACCGTCCTGCGCAATTATAGATGAGTATCATGAGCATGATACCGATGCGCTCTATACCACGATGACAACGGGTATGGGCGCGCGTGAGCAGCCTGTAACGCTTATCATCACCACCGCAGGGTATGACATTTCGTCTCCCTGTTACGAGAAGCGTGCTCAGGTGGTTGAAATACTGGAGCGCATCAGGGAAGGAGGCGAGAACGAGGCCATATTTGGCATCATCTATACCCTTGATGATGACGACGACTGGACAAAGCCGGAAGCGCTGATAAAAGCCAACCCAAACTACGGTGTGTCGATAAAGGAAAGCTTCCTCAGGGCTAAGCAGTTGCTGGCCATGTCCACACCCGGCCAGACCAACAAGATCCTCACCAAACACTTTAACAAGTGGGTCAGTTCGAAAGCCGCCTTCTACAACCTGCAGAAGTGGATGGCAGCAGCAGATAAAACGCTGAAGCTGTCAGATTTTGCCGGGGAGGAGTGCTACCTGGGGATTGACCTGGCATCCAAGCTGGACCTCAACGCCGTTGCGCCGATCTTCAGGCGAGAAATTAACGGACTTAGCCATTTTTACTGTGTCGGCCCGATGTTCTGGGTGCCCGAGGATACGGTGTATTCCACCGACCCGGCGCTGAAAACAACGGCAGAACGTTATCAGTCATTCGTCAATCAGGGGGGGCTGGTGCCCACCGACGGTGCAGAGGTGGATTACCGCATCATTTTTGAGTCCATCCTCCAACTGCGTGAATCGGTGAAGATAGCAACATGCCCGATTGACCCCTACGGGGCGACCAGCATTTCCCACATGCTGCTGGATGAAGGCCTGGAGCCCATAACCATCACCCAGAACTACACCAATATGAGCGATCCGATGCGTGAAATCGAAGCGGCAATTGCGGCCGGGCGTTTTCATCATGACGGTAATCCGCTGATGAACTGGTGTGTTTCTAACGTGGTCGGGAAGTACCTTCCGGGCAGCGATGATGTCGTTCGCCCGGTGAAAGAAGGGGGTGGCAACAAGATAGATGGGGCGGTGAGCATGATGATGGGTGTTGGCCGCGCGATGCTGAATGAACCGAAAGACTTCCTTTCTAATCTGGATCCTGATGAGGACCTGTTAATCCTGTGAAATCACTCATTATCGATGTTGCCGGGCTGGCAGGCTTTGGCGCGCTGGTGGCCGGTATTTATCTGAGGTATGGCACCGC